TCCTTGTCCAAATAGTTCATCATAGTTTTCGACAAGTCCAGACCTAAATTCCACAAAAAAAAAATTGAAGATAGTACTGCATCCATAGGCATATCTAAAATCTCTTGATCCTTACCTACTTTGTATTCTTCTATTGTGTATTTGTCTTTTATCTTGTTTACTACTGGTCTATATAAAACTGCCATAGCTTTTTCTATATTTTCCCAATCACCAATAAAGGTATCTAAATCTATGTACTCACCTAAAGTTAAATCATCTAGTTGTGGATGAAAACCATAGTTAATATTGTTTAGCTTAAAACTTCTAACTAGGTTAGGCTTCTGCTCAAACATTTCTGTAAGTGTACTTACTATTAGTTCACTATCATTAAACTTCAACCTCATTACATCTTCAAGGTTTAACTTGCAAAATATCTCAATGATCTTTGCATTTAAAAAACTCTCATCATCTACATTTTTCTGTATTTTAAGAAAGTGCTTATACTGCCTTAAAGTAATCTCACTTAAATCATTTGGTACTGTAATATTGATATTCATACTTATATAACGTTTTTAAAATGGTTTTTTATAGTAAGGTAAATATAATAAAAAAAGGTACACCATTTCTGATGCACCTCTTAAACAAAACTCAACTTAACTAAATCATACTTGCTTCGTGACAAGTGCCAGAGCAAACTCCAGCTTTTTCTATTTCAGCACCACACTCTGTGCATTCATATTCTGCGTATTCGGGTGGGCTATACCAATCCATAATATTCTGTTTTAAGTTTACCATTACGGTAATGTTCTACAATTACACCAGTTGATAAAGGTACAACCTTATATGGTCTGATGCTTTTCTTTACTAAAATTCTGTTTATTAATTTTTTCATATCTGTTTTATCTATTCTTCTATTTCGTTAAATACTGCGTGTTCTAAACAAGATCCACATAATTCATCACTTAAATAAGATGCTTCTGCACCACAACAATTACTATACATATTGCTTTTCTAAATAACCCATTAATCTATCGTGTCCTAGCTTTGCAGCTTTAGTGTATTCTTGATGTGCATATTCTAATGCTAGTATCTTAACATCTAGCTTTTGTTTATCAGTTAAGCCTAGCTTGTCAATGCCTTTGTAAAAAATTTCTTGGTTTGTCATATCTGTTTTTGTTAGTTAATATAATGCAATATACAAATAAATAACATACCAACAAATAATTTAATAACTTTTATGATATAAAGTAATTACCTCTGTTTGGGTTTTGTAGTTGATATGAGATTGCATATCTGATTGCATCAATGATGTGGTTGAATTTGTCTTGTGGTGTTTTAGACTTTTTTTCTAACCAGGAGTAGTTGTTTAGTTCTTTGATTAAGTTTATACTGTTTTCTTCTACAATCAAATCATAATCTTGTAGTAAGGCTATGCCGTATGTAATTGATCCTTGACCTTTTATTGCTTTGACTACATTACAGCCTTTTGCTTTCAGTTCGTGTAGTAATCTTGGTTCAGCACTATCGCCTACTATAAGATGGTTCTGTGCGTGTTTAAGGTTTAGTTCAGCTATCTGTGATGTGGTAAGACCTTTTAAGTAAAAGCATTCCTTTAAATAGATTATTTTGTTGTTCACATCTATGTTGGTTTCTACTAATGTATTTTCATCTGATGCAAAACCGTAATCTTGACCAAACACACTTACACCTACTTTTTTAAATTGTCCTATCTTCCAGTTAGTAAATATTACACCCTCTGCCTTTGCCAACCATCCACCAAGCATTTGATGTTTGTATTTCTCTGGTCTACGTTTCTTAATGTTTTCTATTTGCTCTAAATAGCTTTTAGATAGATTTTCTATGTTATCTAAATATGTGGTGTGTATATATGATGTATTACCTTTGGTTGAGTTTGTTCCAGCTTGTACACCTTTATCTTCAAAGAACCTATTGTATATCCAATGCTCTTTTGTAACTGGGTTTAAAATTAAGATTACCCTATTCTTTTGGTTTAGGTTTCTTACACTTAAATCTATCTTGTCAAATATGTTTTCATCTTGTAGTTCTTCTGCTTCATCCATTACCCACGTGCTAACATTAGTTAAAGACTTTAGGTTGGCAGTTTGATCACCGCTTGATGTCTTGATACCCTTAAAGATTATCTTGCTACCAGATAGCTTATTTCGTATCTCATCTTTTGTTATATGAAAAACGTTTTGTAGGTTAAGCGTTTCTATCTTGTCAATAAATTCTGGTATAATAGATATGTATGCAGATGATAATGTAAACCTAGTAAATAAGATTGTATGCCCAGCTTCAAAAGTGAGCAACAACAATAACAAGTTTATAGAATACGATTTACCCGAACCTCTACCACCAGTTACAATATAATACCTGGCATCTGATGTTTGGATAGGGTTATACTTTGGGTCAACTTCTATCACTTAAACTTGATAATATCATTAAAGTTAATATTGAAACCATCAGAAGATGTTATATCTACACTCTCTTTAGGCTTACCATATCTATAACCAAAGTACAATGACATAGCTTTACTATCTCCTTTTAGGATCTGTTTGCCTAGTGTTTTAATTACCTCATCATTATCAATAAGGTTATCTAACTTTTCTATTAGTTTAAGTTCGTCTGCTTTCTTTGGTCTGCCAGCACCCTCTCTTTTACCACCGTTGTTTTTTCTTTTATCCATTTGATAGAAATTTGTTTATTCAATTATATAACGTAATTACTCAACGTTTTTATTTAGCTTTAATTTTAACAGTCTTTCTCTTATTGCTTTTCTTTCTTTACCCTTTGGTAATTTGTCAAATAGTTGTTGTAGCTTTTGTATTAGTTTCTTGCTCATATTAAAATAATTCAGTTTGTTTTATATTTGATTTTCTTATTATTCCTAATGCTGTTTCTAATATTGTTTTACCAGCTTCATAGTCTACCAAGTTTCTTGCTATTTTATTTAATACTTGGCTTCCTTTATATTTCCTAAAATCGTAATCGTGAAATTTACATAATTTATCTACTTCGTTTTTTGCTTGTGACATACCATCAAAATGTCTTTCACTTAATTTGTTAGGTAGTTTAAAGTTTGTCCAATATAAATGTCTATCTCTTTTAATAGGGTTAAACATTGGTTCATAATATGGTATTACATTTTCAACCACATATTTACCTTTACAATGGTGTTGTAAAAATATTATTTCTTGATACAATTTCATATCTGGGTATGTTGGGTTTTTGCCATTAGCACCAAAGCCCCAATATCTTGCTCTGCTATGTGTTGGACAAGGTGGTGATGACCATATAAAATCATATTCTTGGTAATGGTCTAATAGGTACTGGTGTGCATCTGCAACTATAACTTTATCATTAGGAAATCTTTCTTGGTATAGTCTTGCAAGTTCCGCATCTAATTCTACCGCAGTAACATCTACATCTGCAACTTCATCCCACTTGTATCTGTTTCCACCCAAACAAGCATATAGGTTTAATATTTTCATAGCTTTTCTATTTCGTTTAGTACTTCTTGATAGTATTCTATTGCTTGGTTGTTATGTGGTTTTATTATTTCATTTTCTAGTATAAGGCTTATATGTAGTTTAGCACATTGTTTTGCTTCTGTGCTTGTTGTTGTTTCCACATAAAATTCTTTTACTAATTGGTATGCTTTCTCTTTTGGTGTTTGCATAAATAGCCATTCTTTTTTTATCACGTTGCACAGTTTATTATTTCATACTCACTATTGTTTTGTTTCCATTCAAAAGACTTTAATACTAAAGCTGCACGTTCATCATACATAGCTTTTTGTTCTTCTTCTAAACCTCTGTATTGCTTTTCATTTGGTGTGTAACCACTTGAATATTGCCTATCGTAGTTGCTTAACTTTTCTATTGCTTTGAAATAATCTTTTTCTAGTGTTGCATACTTTTTTTGTATTACTTCTAACTTTGATATCTGGCTATACTCTATTTGTGATTTAACTATAAAGTTACTTTCTAATTTATCGTAGTAATCAAATCTATCTTTTTTGTACAATGGGTACATTTTGTTTGCGTGTATTGCCGTTGCGTGATCAAATGATTTACCTTTTGATATTATAAAGTCAGATATACTTACCCATCTCATATCAAGTTTGTTTCTTAATATATGACAAAGCAAAGCCCTATGCTCAACGTATTCAGTTTTTCTTGTTTGTTTGTATATATCTATGCCAGTTAAAGTAATAAGTAAATCACTTACTTGTTCTGGTGTTTCTAGTATTGTTGGTACTGTATTGTAATTCATCTGCTTTGTAGTTTTTGTATGTATAAAGCTGCATCCATTAGTTCTTCTTTTAGGTGCTGCAAGAAATCATCTTTGTTATTGTCTTGTAAGGTTGTTTTGTATTTGTCTATACCTACACAACTTCTTATGTCAAATTCTCTTTTTAAATCTTCAACTATTTTGTCTTTCATATCTTTTGTTATTAGTACACCATTTCTTTTTATTCTTGGCTTTCTTTGTTCTTCTATTCTACTTGCTCTTTGTAGCTTCTTTCTTGCCTTTTGGTTTTTGTTTGATGGCTTAAGGTGTTTCTGTCCTTTAAGTGGTTTAAACTGCCTCATTCTGTTCTTAATTTTAAAAGGTGGTAGCACTCTGCGTATTTCTGTCTTGCTTTACCTTTGTATTCTAGTTTAAATAATTCATATAGTTTTCTAGTGTATTGATATTTTGTTGTGCAGTCTTTAAAATGCTTTTCTGCATACTTCTTACCCTTACCCTTAAAGTAGTTTACATTGTCTGCCGTATCACCTACAATCATTTGCTCATAAAAATTGTACATAGCTTCTTCTTCTGTTATGTCTAGTATCTCTTTATGCTTGTAGTGATAGTTGTACATTAAGCAAGGAAATTGTTTGTAGTCCTTATCAATTGATACTATCATTACCTCATCACGTCCAATATCATCACTAATTTGTTTCCAGTACCTTGCAACCATATCATCTGTTTCTATACCGTAACCCCATATACTATCATATTGTTCTTTTACAAATTGGTGCATCTCATTTAATAATGGTGGCAGTTCTTGTTTCTTTCTGTTGGCTTTGTACTTTGGTGTGATTAGCTTTCTAAAGTTACCCTTTGATCCACTAAAGGTTAGTACCTTGTCTATAGGGTATTTATCTTCTAGATGGTTTACTATTGCCATAAATTGTTCATCAAACTTTGCCCTACTATCTTCTATGTTTGTGTAGTATAGTTCATCATCTGGTGTTTCTCTTTTACGATAGCAACTTGCAAAAATTAAACTATCTGCATCAATTAGTAAAATCATCTATTGTTATGTTAAGTTTTAAATAATTCTTTTTCCCTTGTTTTACTTGGTAGTTAATATGCACATCAGTTATCTCACTATCTTGTTGTGTGTGATATTCTATTTGCTTTCTTAACTTTTCCCAAGCCGCTTTGTTTACTATCATACATTATGTGATTTTATAATTAAATCTAATTTGTATGAATATTCTGCTGCAATTAATCTTACAGTTTTATTTATCTTAAAGTTTTTTGCATCAATTAAACACTCTTGTTTTAAGTCTTTTATTTTATTAAGTAGGTTACTTTCTCGCTTACCTAATGCATAATTTTTAAATATATGATAGTCTTTATCTCTTGATGATTTTAATAAGTTTAATGCTTTTTCTTCTGCTTTAAGTTTCTTTAAAGTTTCATTGTTAGAAAATATTATTTTTTTTAATTTTTTTATATTATCATTTTCTTTCTTAAACTCAAAATCATTTTTAGCATCATTACGTTTTAACTTTTTTTGCTTTATGCTTTCATCACAAATTTCATTGCTTTTATTTAATGCAATTCTTTTAAGTACTATTTCTTCTTTTCTGTTGGTTATTTCAACATAATTGTTTTTTTCCATTCTGTTTTGTTTTAGTTAATAATGATGCAATGTAACACTATTTACTTTATAAACAAAACATTTAACAACTAATTTGGTTCTATGTTTATATTTATTCTTACTGCATCATTTTCTTTAAGCAAGTACACATCTTTTAAAAGTCTTTTCTTTGTCCACATTGTAGTATCTGGGCAATACTTTTTTACTGGCTTTGGCATCTCTAGTGTGTTTAGGTAATACATAAAGTTTCCTTTAGGATCATTTACAAAGAATATCTTTACAACATCATCTAAAGCCATTAGAGCATCGTACTTGTCTTTTTCTAACATTTTATCTTCATAGTACTTATTACGAAATTTCATCTCTATAACGCAATCCATTCCCTTTGGTGTTTTACCCTTTGCATCATATCTTGAATATCCATCACCACAATGTTTTAACTCCCACCCATCTAGGTTAAGAAGAAATACAACTGCCTTTTCCCACTCATTGATTTTTTTAATTCCCATTGTTCCAAATTATGTTAAGCTGCTTTATCCACAACTTTATTTTCTTCGGATTGCAAGTGCAAGGTTTATGGTATTTATGATTGTAGTACTTTGCGTGTAACTGGCATATTAATTCAAACTCATTTGGTTGTAAAGTATTCTTTGGTTCTGATCTGAAATCACTCCAGCTTTCAAAATCTTCTTTAGTAAATTTTACCATCTTTCAATTTTTATTTCGTTTAACTTTTTTCTTCTGTTGTTGCAATCACATTTAGTACCTCTTAACTTGTGGTATTTATCTACCAGGTATTTAATACCAGTATATTTTGTAATGTAATAAATAATGTTACCTAGTTTCATATTTTAATTCTTTTAATGATATTATAACTCCTAAACTTTTTCGATCATCACCACCTATTTTATCTTTATTTGTACCTTTATATTTTATAAATATATCTCTTAACGTATCTGTTTTAATTATATACAATTCGTCTAAATATATAAAAAAGTATTCTGCTTTTGTACTAGAAATTCCACTTGCTTTATTTCTACAGTAATACTCTAAAAAATAATTACCAGTTGATTTATGTTGTGCATCACTTTTAACCTCAATACCCATATCTAATTCTGGTATATATATATCCCATTCTTTATGATAACCATCTTTTATGTATGCTTGTGGGTATTTTTTATGTATTAGTTGCAAGGCTTGTTCTTCATACCCTTTACCAGTTTTTAAGTTTCTATAAAATTTTTCTGTCATAAAAGTTTCTTTAGTTTGCTTTTTACTTTGTTGTATGTATTGTAAAGTGAATAGTAATGTATAAGACTTTTTCTAGAAAATTCTGCAATGCTTTCACCATCATTTATTATTTCAAACACTTTTCTATCATACCAAAACATCTTTGATAGTTCTTCTTGTATTTTATCATATGGTTCTTGATAGTTTACATCTGATGTGGTTAGGTGTATGTCATCCATAGAAACCATTGTAATGTTTTTACCTTTTCTTTTTAAATCGTAAAACAATGTTCTTAAAGTTTTAAAAATATAGTAGTAGTTTATTTCTTCTTCATTGTACATTATATCCAAACCTTTTTCAAGTTTCAGTTGTATCTTGTAATACATTTCTTGTACAATATCTTCAGCGGTTTCTTGTTTACACCCAAAGGATAAAACTATTTCTACCCACTCTTTATGCTTTGCAGCAACTATAATCATTGTTTTTTGTACTATCATTTTAATGGATCATATAAATCATTTACTATTGTTGGCAATCCTTTTTCGTTTACTTCAAAGCTAAATGTTTCAAAAGAGTAACCCCTACTTCTACCACACTTAACGGTTGTCCAATCTTTGTTTACTGTGTTTGCTTCCAAACTTATTACTGTTTCTGCTTTCTTTTCTAATGCACTACCAAGATGACCAGTACCAAGTTTAGCACTACCAAAGTTTTGATGTATTACACAAATGATATGTACGTTTTGTTGTTGGCTAATTCTCATTAATGCACTTACTAATTCATTACTTTGCTCAATGTTGTTTACATCTGCACATAAATCTGCTACACCATCTAGGATGACCAGAGATGGTTCTTTTATGTTTTCCTTTAGGTAGTGTTCAATAAATTGTAATCTTTCTTTATAACCTACTGTACGCAATGCAAAGGTGTGATATTTATCTTTAGGTATGCTGCTATCCATATCTAATGGTCTTTTAAATACTTTGGATGCGTGCCAGCTTCCTTGTTCTGTATCTATGTGAATTAAATCACCATCACCTCTAAAGCCTTTTATTTGTCCACCATAAATATTTGAACCACTTAAATAAGCTGATGCCAATAATGATACAAAAAATGTTTTTCTAGTCTTTGGTGGTGCAGTTATAACTGAAAGGTTACCAAAAGTTCCTAATGCTATTGGTATGATGCTATCACCTTTATCAGATCTTATAACCTTTTCACCATAGCTTAAACATACTGGTGGGTAATCTATTTTTTTTGTAATGTCTATATAACAAGTATCTGCTATAAATTCCATTAACATATTCTGTTCTGTTTCTTTTTCTGTCATTTGTTAAATATATAAAAAAAAGGTGCAAGTTAAAAACTCACACCCTTTTAAAAGTTTAGGCTAATTAAAATGGTAAATCATCACTTGCTGGTTCTGCCACCGCTTGTGGTTGGTCATCTCTTTCTGCAACCGTTACACCATCTGGTGACATCCACACCACCTTACCGTTTCCGAGATAGGTTTTAGCAACCTTTGCTTCTCTTTCTTCTTTGGTTTGGCTATCCATAAAAGCTACGTTGTTACCGTATCTGGTTTCATCTTGAATTGCTATGGTGAAATTGTACCAAACACTGCCGTTTTTTCCTTTTAAAAATTTCTCCTTTGGGAGTTTTGCGATGTCTATAGAACCGCTAATTATTGCACTCATAATATGTAGTTTAAATTTTGGTATAGTCATAACACTCTATACCTAGTGTTTTATTTATTTAGTTTTTCTTTTCTTGTTGATTTTTTATCAGTTCTTGTATATGAATATATTAATCTATTTTCATTGCAAGGTATAAATTTTACTTTATCATCTAAAGGTTTTTTAATTCTTCTCATTCGTACCAATCTTTTATATTTACAATGATTTCATTTAAACGTATATTACTTGAATATGCTAAAGCAATTAATTCTTCTTCAGTTTCATATTCCTCACCAGCCCATTCAAAAATAAAATCAATTTTTTCTTTTCTGGTTTTTGTTGGTTTCCATTCTCTCATATTACTTCCTTTTAAAGTCATCACTTTCATCTTCACCAAATACACCAAGTTCGTAAAAGCCAGTTAGCTTTAAAACACTTCTTGACAATGCACGTTTCTCTGCCATCTCCATTACGTACCAACTATTACAATTACCATCTTTATAGTTAGCACCTTTTAATGCACTACCAAAGGTTTGTATTTCTACACCCTCTTTTTTTGCATATGCTTTTACAACTGCAAAGTTTGGATCACATTTTACAACCTCATAATTTATTGATATGTTTTCTTTTGCTGCAATGCGTTCTATACCAGCTCTTGTGATTATAACATAGTGCTGATGTTTATATACATCTGTTTTTCCTAGTTCGTACTTCTTGTACAAATCTAATAATTTTTCTCTATCCATTTTGTTTAAATATTTGTGATACTTCTATTTGTGCTTTTAATTCTTCTATTCTATTACATAAGGCTTCTATCCTATATGTATACTCGTCAAATTTTGTCTGTGCAGTTTCTTGTGAAAAGTTAGTTCCCATTATCTTATGTTTATTAAAGTTGATTTTGCATCATCTAACCTTTGAGTTAGTGACAAAACTGTTAGTGCATCTTGGTCTTGTTCTGCATAATACAAAAGATATTCAAGGTGTTTAATTTCGTCTTTTAAATCGTGTTTCTGTGTTCTCATTTCTGTTAAGTTTAAATTAATAATAGTCAAATATAAACAAAATATTTAATAACAAAACTATAAAAGTAAAAAAAAAGGCTTGACATATAGCCAAACCCCTTTTCCTTAACAAAACAGAATAGTTAAAGATAGTCTTTTATAAACTATCTACCAAGTCTTTATAGTGTTTTATCATATCTTGTAGTTCATCAGTAGAAAACTTTACAGTTTCTTTTGATTTTATATATAATTCTTCAGCAGTACCAGCACCAAATTTTTCATCCAGGTACTTACCAAACAAGAATTGTTCACCCGCCTTAAACATATTACAACCAACACACTGAACCGCTACATTCATTTCTAACCATCTGGTTGCATAGTGTTTTCTTGATTGAAAGTGACCACATTGCATACCTTTTTTATAATGTGATACCTTACCACAAGTAAAGCAAGTTACATCACCATTATGATCTGCATCCTTTAACCTTATGTACTGGCTAA